AAGGGAGGCGGCAGCGGTACGCCCAACTGCTCCTCAATCTGCGAGCGGTACGCGAAGGCGAGGTGTTCTGCAATGTGCGCCATGATCGCGCCCTGCATCTGCTGGGCCATCGGGTTCTGACCAATAATCTGCATGATCTTCGGGTCTTGCAGCAGCGCGGTATGCGTAGCGATATGCGCTTCGTGATCCTGATAGATGAACGCTTTGGCTGGCTGGCCCGTCAGGAAGCCCATGTTCTCGCTGACTGGGTCGCGTGGCTTCTGGTCATCCTCCACCGGAACGAGGTCTTCAGCGTTCTTGATACCCAGAACTTCAAGCATCTGCCTGTGCAGTTTCGGCAGGTTGTAAATCTGTGGAGCACCTTGGGCCAACTGGATAGCCGCTTGGTACTGCATGATCCGCTGGGACATAGTTGCAGCATTCGGATCGCTGACAGGGATTACCTCAACGATGTCGTAGTCCGACTGCTTGACTTTTCTGTCCCCGCCGTTCGGCGTGTATGGGTAACTTGTAGGTGTGTCGTCACGGATAATTGCCTTGAGGAGTTTGAACTCCATCCGCAATGACGCATGAACCCGTGCCTGTACTGCACTCATGGTCTTCAACGTGCGCTCCAGCAGAGCCAGCGTCGTACCAACCGGAGCCTGTGCGCTCATGTCGCTGATCTTCATGTCCGAGATCGCGCCCAGTCGCCGCCCTTCGTCGGTGATCTGGTTAAGAAGTTGCAGCAATGTCTGGCTCGGCTCTTTGTACGGCAGCGGCATGATGTTGTCGCGCACCGTGCCTGACGGCACATCCACATCCCGGAACTCGCCCGGAGCAATCGGCGTGTCATCACCTTTAATTCGCAAACCCCGGCTTTTGAGCCCACCCGGAAGGTTGCTCAGAGAGCCAGCGTCCACCAACTGGCGGATCAGGCTAGTACCCGCACGGGCATAACCACCGATCAGGTGGATCAAGCCCAGACCATAAGCACCGAAGCCGGGGATGTACGTGTACTGCACAAAGTGCTGACGCTTGATCTTCAGATCATCATCTTCTACCCAGTTACGGCGAATAGCCAGAACCTCCTGCGTCCCGCGCTCGACGGTGATCACGTATGGCAACGCAATTCCATCCTCATCTTCAAACCCCGGCAAGTCGTAATCCGCATGGATTTCCATCAACTGATACCGATCATCGTCGGTCAGGCTGTAGCCCTGCTCTTCTGCTTTCTTCTTCTCCACATCCGTAAAAATGTGTACCGGGTCGCCCAACTCCACATCCCGATAGAAACCAGCCACCTGTAACTTCTTAACTTCATTTTTGGTCTTACGCATCACATGGGTGACACGCTCCGCGTTATAGATTGTTGACGCGCCATACGGCATAACCATATCTTCAGCCGGGAGGAAGATGGCAACTTGTCGGCCCATCGCTGGATCGAAGTACACCTTCTTGAACGCTGCGCCACTTAGCCCAAGGGAGTACAGCATCCGCTCGTGCTCTGCACGGTACTCGATCATCTCTTCGGTCAGTTTGAAGTTCATGTCATCACGAACTCGATCTGCCGCTTCTTCCTTCATCTTGTCCACAGCCCCAATAATCTGGGTTTTAACTGGGCCTTGAGCGGGGAAAGTCTCAGTAATCATCTCCGCTTGGAACCGGATTGCTGCTTCAGTAAGCAAGGTGGAATACACACCGCAAGCACCAGACCACGGTTCGGTACGTTCCTCGTACTTCATCCCCAGTACTTCCAACCCCTTGACAAACGAGTCCACCCAATCTTTGCGGGAATTGATATCAGCATCCACCAACCCAATCAAATCAGATGAAATACTCTGCAAAGCAGCACGATCCATGTAATCGGCCAGATTCGCATCAAAGGTATCAGACTTGGTGGTATCTGACCCCGGCTCAAGGTCAACAACCACTGACCCATCCTCATCAGGCGCAATCTCAACTTCAATGCTCTGTTCTTCATCTGTGACGGATGAGGGGTTGGATATTGACGATGAATATACTGCTTTATCGATCATGTTCTGCTTTCTTTGTATTTAGTAATATGCCGTTCGGCGGGTACTCTTGAAGTACCGGACATCATCCTTCTCGTCGGTGGGCAACTTAATAAACCCACCTTGACGGAACCGCATCAGAGCCATTACTGTGGAGTCAACCAAGTCATCGTTGGGCATGAACGGGAACCCCGCCACTTCTTCCACGACTTCTTCAGCCCACCGAGTCTGAGGAACCCAGACCAGCCCCGACTGCACAATATCTGTTACTGCGTTCAACCGCGCTAGTTTATCCCCGGAACCCCGGTGTGGTGTGTATTCTTGTACGGGCAGACCCATGCGCCGCATCTCTTGATACAGCGCAGCGCCGTTGGACTTCTTCTCAACGATGAACGAGTCAGGCTCCCAGTACTTGTACTCCTCCAACGCCAACCGCTTCAACTCTGGAAACTCCACACGCTTCTTAATTGAGTTGAGCAAGATGATGTTGTGGCAATCGGCATCCTCGTTAAACCACACGCCCCATGTAGTTAGCGCGGTGTAGTCGGCACGGTTATGCGACTCCGCAGCGGCGTCCAGCGACATGATGACGTACTCGCACTTGGGCGGGTCTTCTCCCGTCCACTGCTGCCACCACTCCCGCTTTACTACCGAGGCTTCCTCAGATGTGGGGTTCTGCTGATACTGCGCGTTCCACTGGAACAGCGGCATGGATGCTTTTGTACGCTTGAGCGCGGTCAAGTCGTAGAACTCAGGCCACAGGGCTTTCTCGGAAACTGTCCCCGTTTCCTTGTTTTCTATTTCTAGGATCGCCGGGAACTCAACAATCTCGTACTGATCCCCGCCCTCGTTCTTAGCCATATCAGATATGACTCGCCCCGTCAGGTCGTTCAAATGCCAACGGGTCTGGATGATTGCCACCCTGCCTCCCGGCATCAGTCGGGTACGCGCACCGTAGGTGAACCACTCGTACGCCTTGTCGAACACCTCAAAGTTACCGTTGATGATGTCCTGCTCGTTGTGTGGGTCGTCCACCAGCAACAAGTCTGCGCCTCGACCAGCCAGAGCAGAGCCTACGCCACAGGCGTAGTACTCGCCGCCCACGTTCGTGTTCCACCTACCCGCAGATTTACTGTCTTGGGCAAGGGTGACCGTTGTAAACACCTTCTTATATGCAGCGGTGTCGATGATGTTTCGCACTTTGCGGCCAAAGTCCACAGCCAAATCAGCCGTGTGGGACACCATCAGCACCTTCTTGTTCGGGTATTTGCCTATAAACCACGCCGGGAAATATATGGAAACGAGTTGGCTTTTGCCATGCCGAGGGGGTATGTTGACGCAAACACGGTCTTTTTTACCTTCAGCGATGCTCATCAGCATATCCCCGAGGATGCGATGATGCTTGCCCACCTTGTAATCAGGCTGCATTGCCTTGCAGAACTCAATAAGATCATCCCTGCACGCCTGTGCAGCGCGGCGTTCAGCCAGCGTTTCGGCAACTTGCAGGATTTCCTCCTGCTCTGCGGCGTCGAACTGATCGATATTGTTGACCAGCAGGTCGATATCCTCGTCCGAGAGGTCTTGCTCCAGCATTACTTGCTCTCGGGGGCAAAAATATCAGCAATGGTGATGGTTTTGTGGGCCAAAGCCTCGTCAAACCCGATCTCTTCGTCCAAATTGGAGATCAAGTCCACAGATACTTCGTTTGCCCACTCCTCAACCTCTCCAACTTCCTCGACTTCAACCGCATCGATAACTTCTTCTACGGGGTGGGCCTTTTTACGCAGGGCATCCAACTTATCACGCAGGGATTGACGCAAATCTTCGGTAGAACGGTGCGTAACGGTCACTTCTGACCGCTCAGTGAATAGCCCAACGTCAGAAATCTTGCCCAGAAGTTCCAAAGCGCGGATACGCACGTTGGCATTGGCGTTTGACGCCTCTAGAAGCAGTTTGTTGGTGACGAAATGGCGTATCTGAATCGCGTTTTTAACCACGGCGTGGCTAAATTCCGTCAGGGACTCGTCAATTTGCAGGATAACCGCAGGGCGCAGGTTGGAAAACGCAGCGGTAGTGAGTGACTGGCTGGTCTTGTCCTCGTCTTTCGCAAAGGAAGTTACCAATTCCTCGACCAATTTCGAGTCCTCGTCTTGAGGAACCATCGTTTCGGAGGGCAACCCGTGCTCTGCAAGTTCATAAATAGTCTTGCAAGCGGCTTCAGCACGCTCACGCAG